AATTACCAATCAATTTTACTTTGAAATCTTCAATCATTCTTCATCCTCCCAATCAATCTCAACGGTTTCAAACTGCTCTACATTAGTGTAAGGCATAGGATTTGCAGGTCCTCCCATCTCATAATGGATTTTATCAAACAATTCATTAAGCACTAAACTCTCAAATCCTTCTTGGTCTGGATAACACTCCCAGTCCTCAAACATTTCAGTTGTGGGAGAAACCGTGAGAGTTCGGGTGTAAGTAACTGTGATTGCTTTGAGTTGAATACGCATTTGTTTGGTTGCTTATGAAGTCATTATAAGGCAAAAAGGGGTCTTGTGGAGACCCCCTGTGCCAGTTCGTCAAGTGTCTTTATGATATTCTTACTCTTTTGGAAGTGTCTATTCCTCTTTTTCTTTGATAACAAGCAAGTGCCCCAGCATTAGAAATGAAACCAGTTTCAAGACATTTCCATTTTTGTGAGGCAACTTTTTTAGAATTCTCACTCATTTGTTCTCTGGTAAGTGCGTGAACCCCAACTTTCATTTCATATGCTTTTTTTCCACCATTAAACCCATTTTCACTCAATTGTTTTTTTGTATAAGAAAAAATACCAACACCAAGTTCTTTTGATTTTTTACCATTTTCACTCCTTTGTTCTTTTGTAAAACCATAAAGTCCAGCACCAAGTTTTTTTGCTATTTCGGTTGCTTTTTTACCATATTCACTCCTTTGTTCGTAAGTAAGTGAATGAATACCTACACCAAGTTCTTTTGTCTTATTTCCCAATTCTTTTGCTTTTTCTGTCGTCATTCCATTATGAAATTTTGAAGAAGTTTGATATGCTTTATTCGCAAAGTGTGGATTTTCAACTACTTTATAGTATTCTTGTAAAGTAATCTCATCAATATATGCTTCTTCTCTTGTATTATAATCGTCCTTAAGTATTATCTTTTGAGTTGGTTTAAAGTTTTTATCACTAAAAGAACCAAAATACTTTATATCTTCTTCTGGTAAGCATTTACAGGTTCTTGAACCAAAATATCCTCTACCCCATTCCTCATAGGAATAATAAACATAGTGATACTCTTTGAGTTCCATAGTTCTGCTTTATGTTGTGCCGCAATAGTATTTATACAAGAAAAGGTGCCCGAAAGCACCCAATCTCTGCTATGGTTGCGACACACATAAGCATCTTTATTTATTTAAGTTCTTCTTCTTGTCTTTCAATTTCAAAAGTTTCGTTGAGAAACTCAATTGCGTATTTTCCCACTACGAATGCATCTTTATCCTCAAAGAACCTATCACCAATGGTTCTCATATCATAACACTCTTTGCCTTTATCAAAGAAAGCAATCACATAACAGTTCTCTTGTCCTGAACCATTAGATTGATACCACTTGACGAGTTCATACTTGTTGTTACAGGTGCTCCAACGGAACTCTATGTTACGAAATCTCATTGTTCTCCAACATAGTTTTAATTTGTTTGAGGTCTTCTATTCGTTGTTTAGTAAGGTCGTATTGTTCAGTATACCAATCAAGGTCATTCACTTCGTGATTGAGTTCTTCACGAATGTCCCATTCATAACATTGAAGGTCTCCTTCTTGGTCTTGTATGAGGTAATTGAGAGTATCAAGGAGTGACATTTTCAGGAACAGGAGGAGGAGGCAGTTGAGGTGGGGGGGTTTGAGACGTTTGAGGAAGTTGAGGTTGGGGGGTAGGAAGAATTACAGGTTCTGGAGCAACTTGTGGTTGTTGTGCTTGGTCAAGTTTCTTTTCCAACTCCATCACCTTTTGGTCTAATGGACTCAAAGGAACTTCTTTTTGAGAATCTGACAGTTTCCAACCAGTAGCACCAGCAGCAAAGATACTTGCAAGAGCAGCAAAAACAGAAACAGTTTTAGAAAAACTCATTCAATAACCTCCCAATGTGCGTCAGATTTGTCACCAAAACGGTTAGTGCCAGTACGAGTGCTAACCCAAAAAAAGTATTTACGATTTTCAGAAGCAAGGAATAATTCACCACCAGTGTCCTGCTCTACAATACAAACAGGATTGTTGTCCATAATGTTTGCTAACCTATTCTTGGATTTGCTGGACTTTGGTTTGACTGTTACTTTTCTCATTTTGAATCTCAAGTTTCAGTTTACGAATGGTAGGAAAGAAATAAGCAAAATCTCTTGTTTCAGTGATAGGTTTGGTTTCACCACATACACCACATTTTGCTTCATAAACAGAGGAGCATCCTACAGAATATACTCCATACTTTTTCCCACAGTCAAAGCAGGTATTGGCAGCATTCTCAAGTTTCTTCAGGAGTGCTTTCTTTTCTTTGAGGTTCATAACGCAGTTCAACTCCGTATTTGTTTTTGAGGTTGTCTGTGAGGTAATCATACAGTAGGTAGGCAAACCCGTAGTAGGGTCTTGTGCCAGTTTCGATACTGGTACTCGTTGCGACCGTCCAAAAAATATCAAGTTCGTGTTTTGGTGGAAGAGGTTTCATAAATTTTAAAATTACACCTATTATTATATCATAAAATTTGACGAACTTTCCATCCTTTATGTTGTTTTAACTTTCCCCTTAACACTTTTGAAAGGCAAGAAGAATCTAATCCATATTTTTTACCAAATTTCATCAAAGTAGTAAATTCCTCTATAATTTCTCCATTAGGTGAAGTAAAAAGAAAATGTCTTCTCTGCAAATTTGAAATTGTGTTTCTATGTTCTTCACTTAAAATTTTATTTTTCATTTTTCTTTTTGTTTCTTCACTTATTTTTTTCCCAATATTTGCTTGTCTTATTTTTTCTTTAGTTTCTTCAGTATGCAATCTACCCTTACTACATTTACTTATTTTTTCTCTTGTTTCTTTGGATATATTTTTTTTAGATTCTCTCATTTTTCTTTTAGTTTCTTCCGTATGAAATTTACCAGTCATAGATTTACTTTTTTTTATTCTAGTTTTTAAGGAATAAACTCTATTTTTTGATGATTCACTTATTTTTTTTAATGCTTCTTCAGAAAAATTTGAAGAACCTTGCCCACCATCAGTCCTATTGAGTAAAATACCAGTTTTCAAATTTTTCCTACCAAAAATCGCAATCATATAAATTTCGTGTCTAAATGCTTCTTCTTCGGTTAAATTTTGCTTTAATAATATTACTCTTGATTTATCTTTAGGTGGTTTTATGTCAGTTTTTTTCCTACTATAATATCTTCTTCCACTACCTTTACCTATGTAATAAGGAGTCCTATCTTCTCTTAAATACGCATAGGTATAAAATCTTTTAGGATTTACCATAACTGCTCTTAACTTGGTGGTTATTAGTATTTATACAGGAAAAGCACTCGAAAGTGCTTTATCCCAACCCGAAAAGAACCACCAAGTCAGGCATTTTTATTTATCAGGTAAAGTCTTCATCATTTAACTCCACATCTTTTACAAGGTCTTTAAGGTCATTAAAAAAATCTTCAGTCAACGGTATTAGTTTCTCTTCACCTCTATCAATTCTATCACACATTTCCATCAGATATTCCAGAAACTCTTTTGGATATGTTTCATCCATATTGATGCTACACCAGAACCATTCGTAACACTCTTGAAATGGATCATCAGTTTTCAGTAGAGCATAATCCTTATAATTTCCACCGATAAGGTCTTTCCACATTTTGAAATTGTTTCCAATCTCATGCCAACCAGTTTGCAGGCAGTGACCGAAATAATACTCAAACCAGTTCAGTTTCTTCTTCATCTACCTCTTCCAGTCGTTCCCAATTCCAAGTGTACTCAATAAATCCAATATCAAATCCAAACTTATATGCCCAGAACATAATACTCAAAAGACTACCAGTTCCAGATTTGATTTGAATATATGGACAACCAGGATAATCATTCCAAGAAATCGATGCCTGAAGAAGTGCCCAACGGTCTGTAAATAGAAATTGAACATACCACTCGTGTCCAAAGTCTTCACGATAAGACCATTTAGCAACTTGAAAAAATTTAATTGGTTTCATTATTGTCCTCAAAGTCAAACCATTCATATAGAGAGTTTACCACACCATCTACCACACAATCAACCACAGCATCTTCGTGTGGATTCTCTACATGTTTGTGAGCACGATCATATCCAAATCGGACACCTTCTTCCAGTGCCATCTCAAGAACTTTACGAAAATTGGGTTTCATCAATCTCTTCTCATATCATCATCAGTTCTAAAAAAATCTGCGATATCATCTGCACCATCGAACCTTGTACGGTGCTCTGATGGGTCAGGATGCCCTAAATCCATAATATTTAAAAATTCATCCAGACTTCCTTCTTTCATATTGGGATTTGATGCCTTTCGTCTTGCCTGACGGAGTATTGTAGCGGCAGAACGATTTGCTTTCGCAAGTTTTTCTGCCCAGATCATATCTTCTAAACTCACCTCATCGCCTGTTGCAATCCTATCACAGATTGCTTCAAGACGCAGGCGATATTGTGTAGAGAGCATAAGAATTACCAGATGTAGTGTTATTTATTTTTATATTCGTCCATTAACTCTTTTGCAAGTTTCATAGAACGGCGATGCATTGAATATTTTGCCCATGGAGTTGTGGGATTGTGAATTAACCACCATTGAAAAATCAAACACTTATTCTTGATAATTATTGTAAGGTAATAAAAGGCAGTAGCGACACTATCATCCGTTGCGATGAAGTATGCTACTACCACAAATACAATAAACCAAGCGTAATAGGTCATCGTCTTATTGTTTTTAGATATTCTAACACATGCTCACGAACCGACATGAGTTCATTGTAACATTTTTGGTTATGAGCACATTGACGAAGTTCATGGTCTGGTTTGTGTACGCTCTCAATAAACAGATCGAGACCACGATTCCACTTAACGTCAGGTGATTCTTCCATAATCAGTTCTGTAGTTATACTATTTAACGTGTTTAAAGAAACTTGTCTAAACTGGAAACCGATGCTCCTTTTGCGGACTTTTGAATGTAGGTTTTTGCGGACTTATAGTTGTTTGTAATGTGAACTTGCTGTCCATTATGGAGAATAATAAATTTTTTACCCCAAGAAACTGCTGCCCACATTCCATCCTTGGTCACATAACCGTTTGGATCTCCTGGTTTGGGATTGAGAATACCTTCGTTTTGAGTGTTCATAGAAAGGTAGCAGTGGCACTGATGATGCGAGCATTTGGATGTTGTGCAGAAGCAACTTGCTTTGCTTCTTGAATATTATTGGCGTAACATTCAAACCACCAAGTTTGACCGCCGACATAGAGTTGAACTTTGTACTTCATTGGAATTAACGCTTAACGACAGAGATTGCAGGTTGACCTTGGTTGAACACGGTGTCCACCACCGCTTGCACCTTCCTAGCGGTGCTGATGCCCACAGAAGAGTAGACAGGGATGCAGACCAACCCAAAGGACTTGGTGTAGGTTTCAACGGCACCAGGGGCGATCCTGCCGCTGCTGAGACCCTCTGCGTCGTCCTTGTGCAGACGGATCACCCGCCCGATGGTCTGAGAGATGCCGATGTAATCCATAGAGCGCATAAACAGAACTGCCTCCAGACCAGACACATTGATGCCTTCAGACAGAATGCTGTGATGAAGAACAACAAACTTCTTAGAGTCATCCTTGCCCCAGGCAGAGAGAGTGTCAAAGAACACCTCGCGATTGACCTTACGACCATCGATCACGGCACCAGTCTTGGAAGTGATATACATCCAAGAGAATCCACGGTTTTCCAGTTGCTTACAGAAATCAGTTTGAGAAACCAGATTCTGAATCTGTTTGGTTGCCTTGGAGCAGATAAGAACCTTACCCACCTCCTGAGCATCGATGGTTTGAATCAGGTTCTCACAGTCAACATCAGCAACAATCTGACCCTTACTCAACATCTCAAACTGCTGCACAACAACCTTAGGGGGCACAATGAAACCACCCTCAACAAGTTCAGGGGCAGGGACATTACAAATCACCTGACCATATACTGCACCATCATTCATCCCAGGTTTGGAAATAGTGGCAGAATGCTTAGGAGTAGCAGTGAAGAAATAGCAGCGGTCAGCAGTAGAAGCGAAGTGCTCCGTAGCAGGGAAAAAGTGACGTTGAACACTGTTATGTGCCTCATCAAAGTAAATGGTGTCAACCTTAAGGTCTGCCTGCTGCAGACGCTGCAGAGAGTTATAGGTAGTGAAGATCAGTTGATGCTTATAAGCACGACGAGACCAGTTATGAATCTCATTGGGGCGAGTCGTGCTAAAATGATGTGTCTCTCCCGAGTGCAAATGTGCAACAGAAGCATTGGTAATAAACTCCAAAAACTCAGAAGACAATTGCTCAGCCAAAAGAATTCTTGGGCAAACAATGACGATTGTTTGTGCTTGAGATTGAGAAAACTGACGAATAGCATCAAAAATCATTACAAGGGTCTTACCGCCGCCAGTGGGGATAATGACCTGCCCCTTGCGGTGCTGCAGCAGGGCATCCAGAGCACGTTGCTGGTGAGGTCGGAGTTGAATCACAGGTCTCATCGCGTATGAACTTATTATAGCAGCAAAAAGGGGTCTCATGCGGAACCCTGTGTGACGGTTCTTAAAGTGTCACTATAAAAGATCAGATCCTCATCTCCAACCCAGACAAAGGTAGTCTACATGGATTTTATGGGTATGTCAACTTTGTGGTATAATGTAAAAAATCCAAGATTTATCAACTCCAATGCAAAATAATTTATTTCCAATAACGATCATCGATAATTTTTATTCAAACCCAGATGAAGTTAGACAAATAGCTTTGGAGCAAGAATATATGCCAAGTGAAAAGGGATCTTGGCCTGGAGAAAGAAGTATTAAAAACTTAGATGATATTGATGAAAAATTATTTTTATTCTTTTCTAAAAGTATTTTGAGTTTATTTTATCCACCAGAATATCGAATAGGATTTGATATAGTGTCTTGCTTTCAAAAAGTATCACCAAGACATGAAGAAAAATATCATCCAAAAAATATGGGATGGATACACAATGATGGTTGTTTATTTGGTGGATTGATTTATTTGACAGAAAATCCAGAAAAAGATACAGGAACTTCTATTTACACCGAAAAAAATACATATTTTAGATATGAAATGGAAGATTCTATGGTAATGAGAAATGATTACTTAAAAAAATCCAATATAGATGATGAAAAATATTCAGAAGTACATAAAAAAACTTTTGAAGGTTATGATGAAACAGTTAAAATAGAAAATCTTTATAATCGTTGCATTCTATTTGGGGGAAATAATCATCATGCAGCACAA